TTTACAGACAACACATGATGACATAAATAGGTTAAGTAGCCTTCTTGTAGGAAATTCAGTTACAAATCTTCGTATTGGTTTTAATAAAATTCAACGCCGAATCCTGGATTATCAGGACCGTCTAACTAAACTTATGGCTAATGAGGCCATTGTAAAATTTAGAAATTATAATAATATTACTCAGGCACAGATAGAGTCTCAGTATGTAGCTGGGCGCGGAACAACAGCCACTCCCCAGCAGTCTTTTGCCTATTCCACTGTAACGACAAACCCTGATCAGAATATTGCCGCGGAAAGATTTAAACAACTTTCTCAGGCCAATGGCACATTACAAATTGAAGTCGAGCATAGTAAGATAAATGCTGAGATTATGATGGTGCAAGCCCAGATCCGAGCATATCAAGCCGAGTTAGAAGTTTTTCAAAATCTTTTGAATACGGCCCAGCAAAATCAACCGACTAATTTTATTAATCAGACATTTGGTCGTGTAATATCTCCTACATCAGATGATTTAGTAAAAGACCAAATAGCAAAAACACGTATATCAAATCTCACGACTCTTTTACAACTCAGCCAATCATATGCGGATCTTACAACAGACCCAAATACTGGTAATAGAGCTTATCCAGACGAGGCAAAGCTTCCCAAGAATTTAATAACGTACAGACAGATTTTTTGGGGTCTTGTGCAACAGTTTTCCGAGTTTGTGTCGGGAGAGAATAAATTAGATACAGGCGACCCAGGAAATGATGCAAATCTGGCTATATTACAAGATCAATTATCCATTTCTCGTGGTGTTGGTCAGAATGTAAAAACAACTGCGGATGTAAATAGTTCTATAAAAAACACTCAGATGATTGCCAATAGCACAGCATTGTCGGAAGGAGTGTCGAGAAAACCTGATCCAATTTTATCAACAAGTAATTCTATGAGAGAACAAACGGACAGTTACCCGGTTACGGCCGTGCATTTAGGGCCTTTATATATAGGTTCTTTTGAAATACCTACGTTGAATTCTTGTGTATCAAAATGGTTTAAAATAAAAAGTGCTCAACATTTTGATCTTCCTACATGTCCGAATGTGCCTCTGCCTTCTCCGACTAGTACGGATCAAAAGGATAGTTCTGCAGAAATTGTGGCAAAAGCAACTCAACAGGCAGGTCTTCAAACTTATCAAAGTGCTTTAGCTTTGGCCCAACAATTTCAGAGTAAGGCAAATTCTGTTTCAAGCCTTCCACCAGATGCCCCGACCTGGGTCATATATTATAATCGTTTGTATGGGGATTTGAGTAATAAGGTTGAAAGAATTGCATACGGTACGGATAATTCTCCTACATATTATGCCGTACGGTCTTTTTCTAACAATGCTACAAATGCCGTGGATATGCTTGCCACGGTTTTTACGCAGTATCTCACAGATAATGGGTTTTCATCTCAAGACTATTCTCTTCTGGATCAGTATCAATATCAGGATAAATTATCTTTTGTGGCATATGGAGTTTGGAATATAATTGGTGTCTAATTATCTTTTAATAGGTTTCAGATTATATGTCTTTTGATTTAAATTTGCAAACTGTGTGTAACCATAGAATTGATAAGGAGTTGGTGACCCTTGATACGGATCGACAGTCTTTAAGGGCCTCCAGACCTATCGCAGCTTCAAATGTAGTATTATTTGCATCAGGCGATGCTGTTTCAAATTCTTTATATTCGGTGATTTATGATTCTCAAGCTACGTTGTCAAATCAGTCCAGAAAAATCTCTTTAAAGAAAAAATGGAATTCAATAGAAGATTTTTTTGAATTAAGCTATATAACAATATCTGGATTTTGTCCTAAATGTGTGGGGTTAAATTACATCGATGATGTTAGTTACAATATACAAGGAGATTTTTTAACAATAGTAAATGAGCTGTTACTCCTTCAGAACTTAGAAAAATTTACTGTCACGGAGTTACAAAGTAATCCATTTCAACTCTTTATAGGTACAACTTTAGTAAAACTTTTAGGACAAAGAGTTTCGGATCCGAGTTATTTATCATCAAAAGTTACGCAAGAAATCAATAATACACTTTCTGTTTTTAAACAGTTACAAAAGCAATATCAAAATACAGGGCGGGCGGTTACGCAAGGAGAGCTTCTGGATCAAGTGACTAATATATCAGTTCAATTTGATACAACTGATCCAAGTATTCTTCGTGCAGAGGTTACAGCTCAAGCCGTTTCAGGTAAATCGGTTAATTTTACCCAACTCCTTAAAATAGCCTAAAAAGGTTAAAAAAATGTCTATTCCTGCTCCTATAATTTTGTTACCAACTTCAAATAACTATACTACTGATATAAGTACGCAAACGATATCTGGAAGTACAGCAGTAAATACCGCTAAAATACTGGTCAATGGTTCAGAATTCGGCGTGTTGTATACTGCTGGTGAGATTGTATGGTCATGGACATCGACTATCTCTTTGGGTGTTAATACCATCAATATAGTGGCTTTGGACGTAAACAATAATATAAGTCCTGTTACCACTATCCATATAACTTTAATTCAATCTCAGACTTTTATCACGGTCTCTCCACCAACTGGGGTTGAGACGAAATCATCTCAAGATAAAATTCAAATTTTAAATGTGCAAAATCCAGAATCTAATATCTTAGGTTATAATTATTATGTCAGCACTCAAAGCGGAATAAATAATGTCTATGCAAAGATAAATACCAGTCTCGTCACGGAATATTCTTATTATGAGGATCAAACTAAGTTGTTAAATACGGTCACGGATACGGTTGGGAATATTCAGGTCACGACGACAACGTCAGAGATTAATCGGGTTTATTATTATTCGGTATTCTTTAACCTTTCCAATCTTCTGGCGATGGTTAATGCCGGTAAGTTACCTGTGGTAACTTTTTCAGAAGATACTCCTTTCTTTTTTGTTATTACCGCGGTTATTTATGACCCAGTCCTTGGACAAGTTACAGAGAGTGCTTATTCTGCTGAACTTCAGGCTTCGCCAATAACAATCACATCTGGAATCCAGGATCTTCCTGCCAGAACTCAGAATGATGTTATTTTGACGTTCTCCCAGGAATTGCTGACTTCTAATGCTGGAATCGATACAAAACCTGGGACCGTGATTCGTGATATGATGGATCCTATTTCCGAAGAAATGGCTCGAATTTATATTATTCAGGATTTTTTGTCGAATTCTTTATCAGTAAGCACTTTACTTAATTTTGACGATCCGAATAATACAGGCACAAGTATTCCAGTGGCTTCATCCATATCCAAGCAAGCCTTGCAGGTAGCTTTAAATTTGACTAATTCTTCTGATGTACAGACAGTAATTGATAGTCAATTTGATAAATTGGCATCTAACGTTAACGTTATTCGACGGGGCGCTACTCCCGCTATTGGGACTGTAACTTTTTATATAGACACGGCCCCGATCCGGGATATGTCAATCAATCAGGGAGCTGTTGTATCATCCCTTGGAAATCTTGATCAAGGAATTCCGGCACAGAATTATTCCGTTTTAGCGACCCAGATTTTATCTTACGCCAATCGCCAGAGCTATTTTAATACGTCGACGAATAGATATGAAATATCTGCTGATGTTCAGGCCATAAACACAGGTTCGGTCGGAAACACGGATTCGTATACAGTTACTACAATATCATCAGGAGCTGATTCAGATTTTTCGGTCGAGAATCCTGGCCCTATTAGCTTTGGCCAGGATATTGAATCTAACCATGACTTATCGAGTAGGGTTGAATTGGCCCTTTATGCCGATACTGGTACGGCGGGAGGTTATGCCAAGACTGCGGTTTCAGTCCCCGGTGTCCGGAACGTACAAGTTGTGAAGGCTGGTGATCCTTTAATGATTCGGGATTATGACCCGGTTAGAAATATTCATGTGGGTGGAAAAGTCGATATCTACGTACAAGGCCGGCAAATTAAACAAGTTTCCGATCAACTGGCGTTTTCTTTCGAGAGTATTGGGGATCAGGGGGCTCAAACAGGAGAACTTTTTATAATTGCAAATGCCCCAGCTTATCAATTTAAATCTCAAAACCCACGCGTCGGGCCTCATACTCCGATATTTGATGTAACTAAGGTACATAATGCAACTAAAAATGCTGATTATGATTTGACGAATTATCAAATTATCGACAATGGGGATACAATTCAGTTAGACGTGAATTTGCCGGCTAATATCATCATAGGCCTGGCATCTATAGATGTTATTCGGGTCGATTATAAATTTCGGAGCTCGGACACTTTTGTTTTATTGAATCAGCCAGTGCTCAGTATATCTTCCGTAGTAGGGCAGATTTCGGGCCCTTTAACTTCAGATAACTGGGACCTTGTACAACTTCAAGACCCACTGGATCAGGGGAATTCTACCATATCCCAGGATTCTATAAGAATTAAATTTGCCAATGGCTTGCCTGTAACGCAATTTCAGACCATTACCGATGAGCCTCATGTAATGGTTCTGGGTCAGAAAGAACCTTTAAATTTTGTTGGCGCCGATCCAGAGTCCCTTATCGTGAAAAGCTCAGATCATTCGACGACATACGTGCAAAATACGGATTATACATTAATTCCTGGGACGGAAACTGTGGCTACAGCCTTGTCCCTTATTCAATCTGGGGCTATTCAAAACGGTCAACAAGTCCTGGTTAGCTATATTGCCATTGAAAATTTTCTTGTGACGTATTCAACGAATGCCTTGCTTGAGACAGTGCAAACAAAAGTAAATGCGATGAAACATGCTTGTGCAGATGTTATAGTAAAGCAGGATGTCCAAAATGCAGTTGATTTAACGTTTACTATTGTCCCGAAGATAGGTGTGACAAATACAAATCTTTTGTCCTCGCAAATTGGAACTGCAATTGCGAATCTCATTAATTCTTTGGGGGTCGGCGGGTCGCTTACTCAAAGTGCTATTGTGAGTGTTATACAGTCAGTCAGTGATGTAAAATATGTAATTCTTCCAATGTCACGAATGGTTAAGGCTGACGGGTCATTTATTGCCAGAGATTCTATAGGACAGACGGAATTTCAGGTCTACAACATTGATGTTGTTACATCATACATCACGATTAGTCCAGTTTTAACCTACGCGACCGTAGCCAATGGCGGATCCGCGAATGGTTTCAGAGGAGTCTTTGAAAACGACCTTCCTCTTGTTCTTCAGGACGACCCTCTCGACGTCTCGGGAAGTGCCGGCCGAGCATACATACAACCTGACGGCCGGCTTGTGGTGAGCACTTTAGATGGACAGCTGCCTGACACTAAAAATTATCAAGTGGCTTATTTTGTCTATGGAGAAATTGGCTCCAAGGACATAAATGCTGAGGGATTAGAG